ATTGTGTTTTTCAATTGCATGTTCATATATGTTGGTAATCCATCAAAATCACCTAACACGTGTGACACACCATTCTTTTCAATGATACCATTGTTGGAACGCTCATCAGTTGAATCAATGTGTATACCCGATACATCACCGATCAATTCGGATTCCCATGGATATAAATATTCATTAAAGAATTTTATTTTGAAACCTGGAATCATATAACCCTGATTCATGTGGTTTCCCGTAAATGAACCAATGACCAGCCCATGGTCACGTGTTTCATAATATGAACATGCATAATTTGGATTTTTAAATGTTACTGGATCCCAATCATAATCTTCAGGTGTACGTTTATAAAACCACCAACGGGAATTTACATTTTTATCCAAATATATGACATAATCTTCCGATTCGGGAATATCGATAATATGTTCAACATATCCAGCAGATCGTTGGTTAACCACGTTAGAATATAACAACATAATCCGTTTAATTGGTATACCATAATTCAGATCTTTGTTTCCAGGTTCATCATCCGCAATGAAATTGTAACCATCGCGACATTCGACTTTGATGAACCAATCGTAATTCAAGGATTCATCATATGGTGGAAAATTATCCGTATAACAATTCGGATATATTCTGGAGACCATATTTCCATCCGTACCAAATGTCAACAATGGATTTCCATTTTCATCAACATTATTATCCAAATCCAATGATGGTAAATATTTAAACGATTCTGTTGTAAACCATATGAACGGTAATCCATTCATATCATCATCCAACAATATCGTTGTCAATGTACCATCAACAATTGAATCAATGTAACCATCGGTCAGTTCATTTGAATGGAAATAAAATGTTGGAAATGTTTCACCATCACGAATACGAATTTCATGATCAACATACACAACTTCATTATTTTCATTTGTATACTTTTCAACCAGTACGGGGAAATCATTTGTTTTGTAAAACAAATCCTTGAATACAATAGATTGTTGAACTTGTTTCTCTGAGTCTGGGGTAACTTTATTACCTGCACTGGTATTGGTTGATCGGATTACATAATATTCACTTATATTTCTGAATTCCAAATAATATTGATGTGATGCAACCAGCACATCTTTTTTCAAATTACATACCAGCATATTTTGTTGCTCGTATGTATCTATGAGATATGAGTAATCAATATCAAAATAGAATGTTGTGTCTTTTCCATATTTAAGATTTCGGATTGGTGGTTTTGTCATTTTGAGTTTGTTGGTTTCCAACAGTATCTCAGATCCGAAGTTATAAACACTGCCATTGTATTCTAACCCTTTGGAGTCATTATACAATTTATCTTTATCTGGATATGATGCAAAATGACTTTTCATCAATTGAGATAGTTTACGAACACCATCTGGTGATAAGAAATGTTCATATCTCTTTGGGATATCACTCATGTATTAAACCTCCTCTTTAAAATATTATAGTTCTAAAAGCAAGAGCTTACCCTTGCGTTTTTTCTATGCTGAAGAGAAGAGATGGTATAATGTTAGGGACAAACAAAAGGTATATGATGGCTCCCGAAGGAGCCATGTAAACCTTTTCTTGGACACCTGATGAGAAGTGGATGAGAAGAATAATAAATCTTGCCTCATTGTGAAACGTTCGGAGCTAGTGAATATATGAACGCCACATAGTACATCATGAAAGCCAAGCCGAGAACCGTTCATGGTGTACACATATATCCACACGTATTTCACATTTAATAATTGGAGGTTTCTTCTCATTATATATCTAGTATTCTTAAATTCCATATATATATTATTAATATGAATAAGAAGAAAGAAATAACTTCTTATTCAATACATTTAAATCTTTTTACTGGCGCAAGTAGCCTAGTCAGCTAGCCTGCAAATTATGTATGCAGGTCCAGGAGGTATTATTATGACAAGAAATACTTTAACTCTCAATGGTCTTAGAGAAATCCGCACAAACAACGGTGGCATTCTGAATGCTACTAATGCCATGAGCAAGGAAAGTGCTAAGGCGCAGAGGACTTACACGGGTTCTACTGTAATTGCTGTCCGCGAAGATGGCAGCACATACACAACAAGTAAGAGAAAGCTTCAGAAGGAAGCTGCCAAGAAGGTGCTGAAGAACTTCATCGACAGATTCTGATCGATGTAACTCCCGTATATAGCAGGGGAGTATAAATAAACTGCAGATGTTCAAACGAATAAAAAAGATCGTAACCGGGGCAACAGCCCCGGCGAATCTTTTTTGTTATTTTTTGAACGGTGGGATAAGTTAGGTACTCCTCAATGATGTGTGGTGACACACAGCCTAACATAATCCATCTCAATAACTGTAGTGTTTTATTTTGACCCCGGGATATCCCGGGGTCATCTTTTTTGTTTTAATCTTCCATGAATTGTGCACGTAACAATCCAGTGTTATAATATGCTTCTGAAACGATATCAGTTTTAATACCCATTGCCTTTAAGAACAAATCGGTTTTCAACAACGTTGGTTTATCCAATGCATTTGTTTTGATATCTTTCAATGAGCATGAACCAGTTTCAGAAATCTTCTCAAGCATGTTTTCATACTCAACCATATTATCACCACGAACACCACATACTTCAGACAGAACATTATCTGCACCAATACCGATCAAGATTTCATTCTCAATACCAGAGAATGTACCACCCTTGGATTCACCTTTTGCGATACCAGTAAGATCATCTCTGTCGAGATCGTTAATAACACCAGTTGATTTCTTGGTCTGAAGTTGTTGAACAGTTTTAATGTTCAAGTATCCAACCAACACCGGTGTACGCGTTCTCACAGGACGTTGTGGATTTGATGAAACATGTGGAAGATACACATATTCGTACAAATCCAGATTCATCTGTTTGGCAGCTTTTTCAACATTCTCATATTTCAGTGTCTTTGATTTATCGAACTCTTCAATGTCGAGTCTGATGTTGGCTTTTGGATCTGCAAGAAACTGTGTGACCCATTTGGAGAATGCAGCATCATTCATCTTAGAGAACATTGCTTTGTATTTTCCAGTATTTGATCCAGAAGGATCTAACGCATTCATGGTACGATATATGAGGGTTTCAATCTGCCCACGTTTCGTTTTTATGTCAGCCATTTATTATCACCTCATTATGTGGTAGGATTTATGTCAGGCATTGATTGATCATTGGGATTAGGTTGCGGTGTATCTGGATTTATTCCAGGCATTTGATTAGCTTGTCGATTCAATTCATTGATTCGTTGTTCCTGAACTTGTTTAATACCATTACGCCATTGCTGAATTATTGCACATTTGTTCTTACAATAATTACCTTCACGCAGCGATGCATCATTTTGACTTGGAGACTTCGCTCTGCTGTTGTACCATTTGTATGCTGAAGTGTAGAAGTTCTCTGCATTGTTATAAATGGTCTGAACATCATTAACGGTATTAGCTTTCTTTATTGAATCAATGACAAATTCAGGTAATGGTTCGCCTTCTATGCTACCCACTGGTGCAACAGTATTTGCGATTGCACCAAACAACTCACCAAGTTTCTGCAGTGAGCTTGAACCTGTTTTAACCTTTGCTTCAGCAGCTTTACGTTTCTTTTGTTGTTCTGGATTCACAGCATCTTGAGCCTGGGATGCAATTGAATCCATTTGTACGATTTCCTGTTCAACGTTATTTATTACGGTTTGAACCTGCTGGATATTTTGTTCAATGGTTTCCATGGTTATTGTGTTTGATTGTTGAGCAACACCATTTGTACTATCTGGAATGCTCTGTGGATTGGTTGTTGGCTGTTGTGACTGTGGTTGTTGTTGCTGAGACTGTGGTGGGGCTTGTGGTTGTTGTGACTGTTGTTGGGGTTTTTGTTGTTGTTTCTTTTCTTTGATTTGGATAATCTTAGACTGACGCTCGATCTGTTCATTCTGTTCGATCTGTTGTTGAGCATTTGAATTTTGTGAATTGACCTGAGTATATGTTTGGGTCATCTGGATTAATTGTTTTGCTTCAGGTTCATATGTTTCCGGGACGGGTGTTGTTGGTGGGACCTTTTTGAATTTTGCTTTAATACTGGCAAAGAAACGTTTACACCATTCAATGAAACGTTTGATCAAATTTTCCTTTTGCGGATTGTCAGATGGCTGTGATTCCCCATCTTCCATATAATATGATTCAATGATGTATTGTTTATTATAATATTCATATAATGAATTCAATACATTATATTCAGATTCAAGAATTATATCTTGGATATCATTCATTATTAATCACTCCTAAATGTATAATCTACGGGCATATACACGATTCAAACGATCGTATGTTATTCCGATGATGGCATGATTCGAATCAGAACCCATTGCAAGTGTTTCCGTTCCCGTGATCTGGATTATCAATGCAGGTTGTCCTTCGATCTCATCAACAAAACAATCAATGTCGATTCCTGTAATTGAAATAGAATTACACTGATCTTCGATCTGGGTCTTTATCTTCTTAGGAATATTTTTGTCATTTGAATATTCAAACAGATATGACTCAATGTCAATGCCTATGTCGGGGATTGATGGATACTGACCTGGTTTCATGAACAACAATGTCATGATGATGTTGATACACATTTCAAATGTTGATATCACCTTGGGTTTGAATGCGGTATCATAATCCATACAAACATCATATCCTAACACCTGGATTGATGATGGATATTTCTTATTTACTTCTTGGAGTGTGATTCCTACTTCGTCCAACATTATTAATCACCTCGTTTTAATTGTTCCTGTATCATTTCACATATGACGGAAACATCTTTTCCTTTCATATAGAAATCATACAACTTTTCAATCATGAGTGTTAACACAATTGATGTGGATTGGGATGCATTTGCAAATACCAATTCACTGGATAATGATACATTGGATCTCATGATTGTTAATAAATATTCATCGGGTTTGTTTTCAACCACATCACGCTTTGATGATAATGTGATTATCTCTGGGAAACGTTCGATCAACATCAGTATTGTTTCATGTACCTTACTCATGTGATCACCCCTGTTCTGGACGATTGTTTGGGGATTCTACATATTCATTATCAAACTCATCATATTTTTTATCCATGATTTTGATATAATGCATTCCGGTTCGTTTACATTCATTTCGCATCATTTGATCTTTACGAGCTTCAATGTCACGGTTGTGTTCCATGAATGATGTATTGAAGTTACCCTGTTTGATTTCAACATGAAGATTCAATGATGGTATGAAGAAATCGGGAATGTACAGATGTTGAGTTCCATCTCCCCATTTGTAATGGAAATCAACTGGTGATGGTGCAATGATGTCATCTGGACTCCAATCCATGTCTTTCAGATGGTTTAAGAAATCAACTTCATAATTTCCAATGACACGGAATTTGTGATTTTCATCCCATACATAATCACGTGCATCAACATGATTTATCATCATCTTACGTTGTTGAGCACCATCATTCAACAGATGTTCTTTACCATAAACATTCACCATTCTGGATTTCATCATCTTGACGTAAGCTTCTTTACATTTCGGATCATCACACAAACGTGCATATTTCAATGTATCATCGTTAAATGCAACTTTACGTTTACGACACATCAAACACAAACGTCCCATTGGTTTATTGACAAATAATGAATATGCAAATTCATATCCGTCTTCACAATCTTCCGGGATTTGATTATTGTGTTTATACACAATATGATCACAGTATTTATGTTTATCATCAAATGAACGATCACAGAATAAACATTTTACTCTACGACTCATTTACAAACCTCCTTCTTATTAGAATATTATATTTTGGTCTTCAACCAATGTGTAATCTATCATCTGGTAGAATATACTAAGAAAGTGGTGATTTAATAATGAAGGTAAATATCATGGGTAAAGGTATTTGTCCTGTACTTGGAACAATCCTTCCTGCAATCAATGTTGATGTTGCTGATGGAACATTGGTAACATTGCTCAATACACGTACGGTTCGTGTATTTGATACTCTTACTGGAGTACAGATCACAAAGAGAAATTACAAGAATTTCCTTATGAGAAGGACTGTGGCTGAGTCTGCACAGACATCTGCACCAATCGAACCGGTAAAGGTATCATCCGAAAAAGTTGATAAGAAGACGAAGAAGTCTACAACAAAGAAACCTACCGAGGAGGTTCCCGCAACAGTGGAGACTGTACCAGAGACAACTTTGGAAGAGACAACTTCCGAACCCGTTGAAACTCCTGCTACTGAGGAAGTTTCCAACGAGGTTGTCGAGTCAGTAGAATCAGTTGAGACAAATGACGCAACCATTGATGAAACAACAGATTCGTCAACTGATACTGATGAAACAACTGAATCAACTACATACAACACATCCAACAAGAAGAAGAAAAGAAGATAAATGTATGAGGCGGGATTGACCCGCCTCATACATTTATCATTTCAAAAAACCGATTCGTAATCTTATATAAATGAAGGAGGTTATACAATGGATGATTACATTAATGAAAGTTATCTTGACATTGCCGAGGCAATGACTTTCATACAAGAGTCCACTGAAAACAATTTGAGACTCCGTTCAGAAATCATAGAACCAATTATGAAAGTTCTCGATACCAAAGCAGGTTCAGATGAATATTTGAAATTTGGTACTGAGTTTATTGAATCTAATGCGGATATGTTAGCAAAAGAATTTCCAACCAAACGTGTTTCATTCCCAAAGAAATACGTTGATAATATATTTGGTGTATTTGGTTTTGAGATGGAGTCATTCAAGAAAACATTCAAGGAATTGTGTTCGGATATCAATGGTAGTGATTTTAAAACAATCATGGCATCCCCAACAAACATAATTCATTCGATTGTTTTATTTTATTCCGACATGACATACAATCGTTATGTTCGTGATTCCGCACGTCAACAATTGGCACTGTCTGTGTATCATGTAATGTTTAATAAATTCTATCATGCATTACCTGATGAAAAAGTAATGGCATATACGTATTTGCATCTTAACAGAAACTGGGCAATTGTTAAAGCGGAAAACATGATGACATGGATTTCCGATATGGTTGATACTGCATATGCATTTTACAGAACACGACTTACATTGAATACAACACCACACACAATCATCATGTTCCTAAATAGATTGCGTGCCCAAATGCGTCAATCAATGCACCAACTTGCAAATGTATATTACCAGAATCAGACTGAAGGAAATCGTGTAAACGAAGATGCAACCACAGGTGATCATGAATACATTGTAACTGATGACACATCTCAGGTACGTTCCAAACTCATGCAACTAATCAAACGTGGTGATTCAATGTATTCAACCAAAAGCAATTTATACACAGGAGTTGCGAAATTGAAAAATGTTTCCAGTGAAGCATTATTCGATTTGGCTCAACAAGTTTCACATCATGACATCAGTGAATTGATTGACATGATATTCTATGTGTTCATCGTTAAAGAAGGACACAAGATAGAAGATATAAACTCTTCTGCGTATATTGGTGAAATAACAAATCTACCAACAAAGGTTGATCGTTGTATTCCCGGCAAACCCATCATTGCACCATATGTGAAAAAGTATAAAGTTAAAAAAGAATTGATCGTTGCATACATCTGTTTGATTGCAACATGGGTAATGGCACGAATCAATGATGTTACTAAATAAAAATGAGGAGATGATAATATGGCTGATATAGTTAGACCCTTAGGTGATGTCTTTCCACCATTTGACGAAGGAGAAGGTGTTGGTGTTGTTGACAGCAGTGATCTGCAAGCATATGTCGATGCAAATAACAATAACAATGCTCGTACAATTATTACATTTGACACCACAACCAGTAAGAAGGTTCTTAACGATGTAACCAATGGTGACTTTGTTGGTAACCAAGCGAAAGTTGCATCTGTACATGAAACTGGATTTGTATCCGATCTTGATCGTGTATTGATGGAACAATATCTGGAAGCTTCACCTAAACCAAACACAATCAGAGAATTCATTAATCAGCTGGATACTGCAGAAATCATTCCACCGGTTGATCCATCGGTTGATACACTGGAAGAACTCCGAGAAGATGTTACAACACACATTCTGAACCTCAAAGTTCATCAAGCAGATGTCATGTTGAAGGCTGAGGATATTGCTGCCAAGAGTCTTAATGATATGCGTGAGAAGACTGAACGTCTTTGGGGTGAAGCATTCCGAATGGATTATGATACAATTGCCCATCTGGATGCATCAATGAATACAGGTATTGAACATGAAAACACTTATGATCCCGACAGTGGTTATCTGTTGACACCGCCTGAAATCTCATCCAGCATTACAAATATAATTATGAATCGTCTCGATAAATCACAGCTTGAAGAAGTTCGTGATAAATACTGGACTCCTACCGCAATAACATTCTCAGATCCACCAACAGATGAAGAAAGAGATCGTTTACGCAGACGCATATGGAGTATTCCTGTTGCATCCGGTGTTGATTTCTATGACAACTATCGTAATGCCGAAGGACATGGAGGCGGTGGTGGAGATGATCCATCTGAATCTCTTGTACCTGCAGATCCTGCATCGGCACCACTTGCATCGGGTAATTTGTTGACATTCATCAATAGTTGTACTAATGAAAATGTCAAGAATCAATTCGTCAATGCTATCAATAGTATCCACACAAATCAAATCATTACAGTTAAACATGTATCGGGTTCACCTGAAGATGTTGTTGTTTCTTGTTATGAAGTGAATAATGGAGCATGGGTTGAAGTAAGTGGATTGACCGATCTTCAAGGTAAAGTCGGTAACGCCGGTATTAAATTACCGAGTCAGATGGATGAATCCTCCAGTAATGTGTATGATACTCCTGCTGGTGCATGGAGACTTGGTAACTGGTCTACTTGCACAGATGATGTTGGCGCTTTCGGTGTTAATGTAAGAAGTGATTTGACTGGTATCAATTATAAAAAGATTGAAAGCACGATGTATTGGATTGATGGTTCACATAACCAGCCAACAAATATGCCATCATGGTATAATACTTTCTATGACAGTGCAGAGAATCCGTATCATCTTATTCAGTGGAAACGTGCCGATTGGGAAACCGGTACGTTCTTTAATAAGGATGGATCCAAGACATATCCCGGTAGCACATATCCATTTGAACCTGGTAAATACTATGCAAGTGTATCATTATCCCCAGCAAATTTATATTCAGAAAAACTCATTGATCATGCTAATGATTCATATAGAAATGCGATTGTTATTCGTTATAATATGATCCCTCATGTTGCTCAACCTATTAAACCAGGAAATGCCAAGTCGGGTTCGGCATTTTTCTTACACAGTTTCAATAATGATTCTTCACCATCATACACAGGTGGATGTGTTGCTGTTCATAATGATAAAATGTTACTCATATTGAGCTGGTATGATCGTGCTAAGAGTCCATACATCTTTATCGGATTATAATATGGAGGTGATTTTATGAGTACACGTAAACTTGGTGATTTCAATGGCGATGGCATGGTAGACGGTAAGGACGCAACGGCTATTGTATCATATGTGAAAAAGAAGCATATGAATCAAACAATAGATCCACAACCAACAGAAGAAGATCTTAAAGCTGCATCATTGATGCATAACGGTGTAGTCACATATCAGGATTCGAAAGCATTACTTGATTTATTTGCATTGGTTTCAGTTGAAGCACATGAGTATCCTAAGACACAACCATCCAATTGGACCGATTCTGGTGTAGATGGATACAAAAAGTATTTTTATATAGATAATGAAGGCAATGAAGTTTCATTGGCATCCGAAGCAACTGCACCCACATGGGAAAATAAAAAATACTACTTCAAGAATTCATCATATGTTAGTGATCTTAATGGCGGTGACTATGCAGCTGTATTGGTTACACAATTACCATGATAACATGCAAATAATCCATCAGTCATGTTTTACTGATAATGGTAGCCAGTGAGACCTCCTTTGAATGATTGATGGGTTTTAAATATATGCACCCCGGGAAACCGGGGTGCTTTATTTTTCATTTTTGTATTTATATCATTATGGTGTATGAAGGAACTCATTTGTACAAAAATTTTTTTAAGGAGGTTATCAATATGGGTGTCCAGAATGATAATAATTTTGAAGGAAGTGTGTTTGAACGTTCATTGAATTTTCATAATGAAAATAAAGATATCGATGATCAGATCAAACCATTGCCAGAATCCAAAGGTGAATGGGAAAGGTATATCGACAACGAGATTTTACCATCGATGAACAATGCAACGGAACCAACAAAGGTTGAACGTCCAACCAAGACAGAGTATTATTTAAAGATCGCAGAATGTGTCGCTTCTCGTAGTACATGTTTGAGGCGTAAATTTGGTGCAATCATTGTCAAAGATGATGTAATTGTTTCAACCGGTTATTCAGGTGCACCACGTGGTCGCAAGAATTGTTGTGATCGTGGTAAATGTTTCCGTATGGAGAATAATATTCCATCCGGTCAGAGATATGAATTATGTCGTTCGGTTCATGCGGAGATGAATGTAATTATAAATGCAGATCCGATAAAACGTAAACACGCAGAAATGTATCTGGTTGGTATTGAGAATGATGGTTCATATACCGAAGCAGATTGTTGTTCAATGTGTAAACGCATGATACTTAATTCTGGTATCAACAGTGTGACATTCAGAACCAAGGATGGGGATTGGCGTACAGTGTCGATATTAAAATGGATCAAGGAAGATGATTCATTAACAATTCATGAGGGTTATTGATATGAATAAATTTGAACAATATTTGGTTGATCATAACGTTGAAAGTATTGGCAAACCACCACCGGATTTACGTAAAGAATTTCCGGAAGGTTCAATGTTATTTGATGTGCGTTATCGTGAATTTCCATCAGAAGCATTTGAAGTTGTGTATCTGAATCCAGAGACAAAACGTTTGGATGTAAAATATTTACCACCGATTGTTGATATATGGTTTACACGTCCAGATTATCGTTACACGTTAGATGGTTTTTGTGTTGACCAATATTTCAGAAACAAAATGCGTTATCAACACAAACCGGATGATGCGTATCAAATGCCGCAGATCGAAATTGATCATGCGTATCGTGTATTCTGTAAATTCTCTCAAATACCAAAAATGATATATGAACATGCCGGTGATGCAAAGATGTATTCCAAGGATGGTACACATTTGGTTGATAGAAAATACAAAGAGTTTTATGAATCACATATTTCAGATTCGAAACGTGGTTGGTTCCGTAAGACTATGTGTCAGAATCCATGGTCGCATAAATGTGACTTCCAACCAGATGCATATTTCAGAATTCGTTGGTTACATGAATTCGGTGACCATTGTGATGTTTCCAAAGTTACTGCGGGATTCATTGATATAGAAATCGATGTATTGGATTATCAACCCGATCTTGGTAATCCAATGGATGTACGTCAGCCCATAACAGCTGTCACATCAATATATCCACATGACAAAAAGGTATATCTCGATGTGTTGGAACCACGTGAAAAGTTGTATGGTCGTAATGAAGATGAACAGAAACATTTCGATGAATTGTTGGAAAAACAACGTGCTGAGTATGCGTGGTTGAAATCCCATCAGGAAGAATTCAAAGAGATGATTAAAGGTCATCGTTCATCATCCAATTGTCCAGTTCACATTGACGAGGATGAAGACAATCTGAAATATCTTGACGGGTTTGATGTTGAAATTGCATTCTGGGAAACATCACCAACAGTTTCGTTCTCCGGTGCAGAAGCCAGATTAATCAACAACGTTTATGAGCATTCCAATAAACATCGACCAATGTTTATATTTGCATGGAATGCACCATTCGATTTCAATTATCTTCCGAATCGTGCACAATGGATTGGATATGATCCGATTGACATCATTGTCCCACAGGAATTCAAATCCAAGGAATATAAATTCGAAAAAGATAGAACCGACAATTTCAGCATGAAAACAAATCGTGACTGGTTCTATTCATCATCGTATTCACAATACTTGTGTCAGGAACGTTTGTACGCAGCCATTAGAAAATCACAATCTGAAGAACCATCATATCGTTTGGATGCAATTGGTGGTAAGGTTGCAAACATTCATAAATTAACCGATACCAAAAGTGGTACATTCCGTGAATTCCCGTATACCGATTATATCAAATTCATATTGTATAATATACGTGATGTTGTTGTACAACATGCAATTGAAACCAAGGTCAATGATGCACAAACATTCTATTCACGTTCGTATGCGTTTGCAACTGCATATCCAAAATGTTTCCAAGAAACTCATATTGTGCGTAACTCAAAAGACCAGCTGTTCGAAGAGTTTGGTTTCGTTATGTCAAACAAAGTTATCATTGATCAAACAATCGATGGTGCGTTCCAAGGAGGATTTGCTGCTGATCCTGCAAAGAATAAACCAACGGGATTTGTTGCTTCTGGTAAGAAATATAATTCGATTATATTCGGTGCATCGGATTTGGATGCGGCAGCAATGTATCCAAACACCAAAATGGCATATAATAAAGATAAGAAATCATTGTTGTATAAATGCAAAATTGATAACAACTTATTCCGTGAACATCGTTGTTGTAATAATTCTTATAACCAAGAGTATACATGGAAAGATTCCAAAAATAATGAACATGAAACTGACATGGCTGGTCCACTCATGAATTCATTCAAGAATCATAATTATATGTCATTGGCATCGAACTGGTTGAATGTGCCAGTAATCACAGACATAATTAAATCGGTTCGTAAAGATATGATAATTTAAATTGTTGGATGGTGGGATTTCCCGCCATCCATAATATATCTGTTGTAGAAAACAACATGTATGTAGCTTTTTAAATATAGGAGGTCATGATAATAAATGGAAAATGAATTATATGTTCCCATAAAGGATACCGAATTTGGTAATCCAAATATGACAACCGCAGACCTTGGTGAGTTGTCCAAACGTTATTATTGTTTATACGGTATAAATGTAAACATCGCACGTGCGATACCATCTCTCATAGATGGATTAAAACCGATCCATCGTAGAATACTGTACACGGTATACAAATTATACAAAACCGAACAGTTTACTGTTGGATCTGCGATTGGTGATGTAATGCATTTATCTCCGCATGGCGATCAGGGCATGGGTCAGATATTTGCGGCAATGGCACAGGATTTTAGTAACAACATTCCATTGTTGGATACATCAGATGGAGGTAACTCTGGTAACGCCGTTAATGGTTCCGATGCTGCGTCACCAAGATATCTTCAGATGAATATATCGAAATTCACACTCGATGTATTCTTTAAAGAATTCGATGGTAAGGTCAACATGGTTCCATCATATGATGCAAAAACCATTGAACCTGTCACATTACCAGCACTCGTACCGACGATACTTTTAAATGGTTCCAGTGGTATTGGTTTAGGATATGCAACTGCAATTCCACCATATAATCTCAATGAGGTAATAAATGCAACAATCAAACTCATCAAGAATCCAAATGCAAAAATACATCTGGTACCAGATTCACCAACTGGATGCGATATTATCATAATCGATGATTCTCATTTTGTATTTCAATCATCATTTGAACTTGATAATCGTAATTATGAAATCATATTTAAGAACACTCCTTATGGAGAATTCTTGGATGATATCAATCATCGTTTAAGTGAAATTCAGGTTTCAAACAATCCAATTCCAGAGATCATTTCAGCAGATGATGAATCACAATTGATCGAAGGTAATGTTCGTTATGTTGTCAGATGCAAACCATGTAATCTGTATAATGTGTTGAATAAGTTGTTCAAACGTGTTCCTGGATTCAGAACAAATGTTGCGGCAACAAACATGAATGTTGTGGAAACAAATCTGTCATTATGTGAATATACACCACGTCAGATATTGTTATCATGGATCAACAATAGAATTTTCGAGAAACGTGCATGGTTACGACGTCAGCTTGTACAACAGTTCGTGTTGTTCAATCAGAACAAAGGTAAAGCATACATGTTATCACCAAAGAATCTGGATAAGACAATCAAGATTTGTCGTAAAGCAGAAAGTGAAGAAGAAACCATCCAGTTGTTGGTTAAAGAATACAAAGGCGAGGTTACATCTGCACAAGCAAAGTTAGTTGCAGAAGTTCCATTACACAGATTATCAATCAAACGTTATGAAGAAACCGTGAAACTCATCAAAGAGATCAACGAAGAGATTTCGCGTCTCAGATCAATCATAACATCACCAGATAATATCAAAGAAGAAATCATCAATGATATGAATGGAATCAAACAGAAATATGGTTTCGCTCGTAGAAGTACAATTCTGAATACAGGCGAAAAGGAAGTTGTAAACATTGGTGTTGTTCAGATATTAACTGATGGATCGGTTATATTCTCGGAAACTGAAAACCCTGAACATCTGTCATCGGATGTTACACCAATCAATGGTAATGATGTATGTTTGATTGATGATAATGGTGGATACATTTGGGTTGATACAACAAAAGTCGCACATGATAAACCTATCACAATGACATCAATTGGTCGTGGTAATCAGATGGGTAAATGTGTGGTTGCAGTATCAAATAAAACGAATAATATTGTGATGTTGTCCAATAGAGGCAGAATCAAATATATGCCAATCGACAGAATCCCATCGAACACATCAAGAAAACCATTGGTGAAACTTGACGATGGTGAATATCTTGTATCTGTATTGGAAGTCTCAGATAACACATTATCCGACATACTCATATATACAAATGATGGTAATGGCAAACGTATTCAGACTACTGATCTGAACAAGGTGTTGTCGGTTGATGCGGCAGGTCAGTTCATCATCAGTGGTTATGAGGTTGCGGGAATGTTCTGCATAAATTCAAACAAACCCTTCTTGGCATATGTAACAAAACTCGGTAGAATCAGAATCAATCACTCCAAGTTCTTGACAGCAACAAAGAAATTTGGAGACTGTAAACCAATCATCAAACTCTCTCCTCAGGATGATTTGGCTGCAGTATTCTGTGTTGATAAATCTCAGAAGTTGATATTACATCATGCCGATAGCAGAGTCTCCACAGTCAACATTGAATCATTACCAGTATTGACAATGGCTGCAACTCCAGAACGTCCAAAACATATTCCCGGAATAAAAGTTGTCAGGGTCCATGTACAGTAACGCATAATATGGGGAGATTATCTCCCCATAAAATTTTATATAAAGGATGGATATTAAAATGAATCTCTTCAAGAAAAAGGAAAAGAATAAACCCTCAAACGTAAACGTTGTTTACACCGGTGGCTCTCAGGAAACAGTCACAATGTATTCGTATCTGATTTACAATCGTGAAACCAACAACATTATGGGTGCAATTAAACTTACAGAAGAACAGGCAGAAGGTTTAAATGCATACATGAGATCGTTGGATTTAAACAACCGAATCTCGTTCATAAGGAGCTAAATATGAAAGAATCAATAATTGAATTCGTAAACAAGTACAATATTAAATCATTTAATTATGAAGATAATATTGATGAAAAACATAATCTGATCAGTGCCATACATCTGTTGGGTATGATGAATAGAAAATATGAAAATGATCCATCATATCAAGCATTTACAATCGGTCCGTGTTATGGGGTATATACGGATGATCAGGTTTCAGACATCATGAAGTTAGACATGGGGATTATGATTAAGGGAGATATAGAAAATCACCTATCATAATATAGAATGGAATTGAATAAGAATGGATGAAAAACGCACCAGTCGTCTTATAGGTAAGATGACGGCAATAATGTTATTCGCAAAAAGAAACAAAGTTGAGTTTACACCACTGGATGATCCTAATGTAACTCTCTCACATGTCGTGCGATTAATCGCACGACGTAACCTATACATTGATAATGATGTAAAATGTGTTGAGTTGATCTACCCTTCAGCATACAAAATGAAACCTCTCAAGGTGATGTTGTCGGATGATCAAATCAATGATATTCGTAAAATTGATAATCGAATTATAATAGAAAAAGGGATGATCTTATCAAATACAAAATAACGATCAGAAACACCTGTATCATGATTACACCCGGATCGGAAGCATTATCCAATCTGGGTGCATTAATCAATTCACTTACATATGAAGATGAGTATGTTGAGCAGACTGTCACTCTCGGTTTAATGTTGGATGAAAAACATAATGAGCTGTATGTTCATAAAGGTGTCGATATAGAGTTTCTGAAGAAATTGTTGATCAATGTTGAAATTGTTGAAGACATTGATTACGAGGGTGAAGATATGGATTTCCAGTTTGAGGAACTTATCGCACCTCGTAATGAACAACAGGTTGATGTTATCAATTTCATTGCAGGCGAACATGATTTCGCGGACAATATTGATGACCCACGTTTGTTCGTTGTAAAGAAACCCGGTTTTGGCAAAATGCAACCAATCTGGTCACAAGTTGCAACTCCGAAAGGATTTGTTCCAATTGGTACATTACGTATTGGCGACACCGTATATTCTGAGTTGGGTAATGAATGCACAGTAACCAAAATATTTGATCATGGTGTACAGTCTGTTTACCGAATAATATTCACAGACGGACGAATGACACTTTGTGGTGATGAACATCTTTGGAGAGTAAAAGAAGATGGTGAATGGCATACCAAACCATTATACGAAATCAAAAACTCATACATGTCATATATGAAAGATTGCCAGTATCGTTATGAGATACCAAAGAATGGTTATGTCAAATATCCATGGAAACCATTTGACATTGAACCATACACATATGGAATATGTGTTGGATTAACGGATCACATTGAACGCGTGTTGACATTCAAATGTGAACCTTACCAGGTTGATAAAGTAACTAAGATTGTTCAGAATATCTGTTCAATCAATAATTGGGAATATCGTTTCGAGAACAACCATTTTCAGTTTATCGATCAATTTGGTCGTCGTATATTGCATGATCGAGTGTTCCGTGATGAAGATGGTGGTATCTTTAGAATTCCTGAATGTTATCGATATTCATCAACACGTATGTCAGTATTGGGCGGAATCATTGAATCGATGGTGTATGTTAATAATGCCAAGGTTATATCATCAGAGTTGAAATCATTATTGAATGACATCGTTGAAATGTTTCGTTCATGTGGTTATTATGCAAAACTCAAAATCAGTAATCACAGCAGCATGATGAGTGTTTCATTTGGTTTGGATTCTGCAATACTATGTGAAACATCTGAAGATTGTCGTAAGTATCTGAAACGTTGTGGCGCAACATATAACAAACGAAACAAAGAACCAATCTACATCAAAGATGTTTCACAAATTGCATCATTCCCATGTAGATGTATTCAGGTTGACAATCCGGAACATCTGTATTTGACTGATGATTATATTGTTACACATAATACATATTGTACTGGATATGGAATCGGTTTATACAAAAAGAAAGCTCTCATTATAATGCATCGTGATAATTTGCGTGCACAATGGAATGAATCATTGTATATGATGAATGGTTTTGATCATGCACATGTTCATGAAATTGATACCACACAGGAATTATATAATATTGCACATGGTGATTATGATAAAGATTATGATATCTATCTGATAACACATGCAACATTCCGTGC